CCACGGCGTTTTTGACCAGCTCGGCCGTCACGAAACCGAGGCTTTTACGAATATGACGGTAATGTCCGGTGATTTTTTCGGTCAGTTTCTCTATTGCCAGGTTTACCGTTCGGGCGTTCTCGCTTCGTCCGTTCGCCCTTTTGGTTTCCGGATTCCAAAGCGATGGATCGACAAACGCGTTGATATTGATCGGGGCCGACTTGGCGTCGATGCTTACCTTGCATAACAATTTACATGTTCCGTCCTTGCGGACTTTCGTGCGGTTGATGTAGAACAGCAGGGAGAACGTGCTGCGGCGTTTTATCTCTTTATTATTCGTTTCCATAATCGTTGTGAATTTGATTGTCAATGATAGATTAAATAGCTACGGAGAAGCGGCCGGCAATCTTTTCCTCTAAAGACCGGGTATCCATGTCGATCTTGTCATCGGTCACTTTGGCGTAAATCTGCGTCGTGGAAATGCGGCTATGCCCCAGCATTTTACTGACGGTTTCAAGCGGGACACCATGCGAAAGCGTGATCTCGGTGGCGTAGGTATGGCGTCCGCAGTGAAAGACGAGCTTCCGTTCAATTCCGCAAATGGCGGCAATACGTTTCAGTGTCCGGTTGAGTTCGTTGTTGCTGTACATCGGCAGCAGTTTTCCTTCCGGGGCCATATCCCGGTACTTGTCGAGGATGAGCAACGGTATGTCGAGCAACGGCACTTCATAGTCGATTTTCGTCTTCTTGCGGGCGGTCTTGATCCATACCTCACCGTCCTCGGCCACTTCCAGATCCTCCGTCGTCAGGCGGCACATGTCCCCGTAAGGGATACCCGTGTAGCAGGAGAAGAGGAACAGGTCGCGGATATGGTAGAGTTTCGGGTCGTGCAGGGGTGTGGTCATCAGCCGTTGTAACTCTGCGGCGGTAAGGTATTTCTGTTCCCGCTCGGGATGTTCGGCTTCATAACCCGCGAACGGGTCGGCAGTGATAATCCCTTCCGCGATGGCTTCCCCGACAATCGTGTTCAACCGTGTGACAAGCAACACGATAGTTCCCAGGGCAAAGCGGCGCTCCGTGCGTAGGTAGAGGTCATAGTTGTCGATGAATGAACGGTTCAGGGCCGTGAAAGGAACATCCGACAACTTGTATTTCTCCTGGATGAAAGCAGCCACACAGTTACAAGCATAGCGGTAAGATTGTGCTGTTCCCTTTTCCCGGTTCACGCCGACACGTTTTTCGAAATGTTCGATGAACGTCCGGAAATAACCCAACAGGGTTTCCTGCCCGAAAGCCGTCCCCAACAACAGATTCCTTATTTCTTCAGCCGTTACATTCTCACGGGTGGCTGACAGTTCGTCATAAATGGAAATGGCTGAAGCTCGCAAATCGTCCAGTTGCCGGTTGATTTCCCGCGCGGCGTTACTTTTACCCGTGGCACGTCCGGATGCCCACAGTGCAGCGGGTACGGACATTTTCGCACTAAAAGCCGCTTCTGAAAATTTGCCGACAACAAGTTTCGCCATGACCGGGCAATGTCCCTCGTCATTCATTTCGCTCTTTTTGAGGTAGAACGTAACCGTTACATCCGTCTGTTTCATAACTCTATTTTTTTATGTTGCAAAATTACTTGATATAGAGTTATTTACAGTTATGAAAATTATAGCGGAACAAAGAATAAAACCCCGGATGCCGGTAACATAACCTGTATTTCCATGAAAAACGGAAAAAAACGGTTATCTTTACGGGCAAAATATAGGGTTCTTTGCATGGTGAACGGTAAAACCGCAGGTGGTTAAGCGTTATTTTGCCGGATTATCCGGGGCTAAAAAAGGCAACGGATAAGTAGCAAATCTTTCTCTTAACCTTTCATTATCCTGCATTTTAGCGATTTGGAAAGGTATAGAAGAATTTGGCTTAACTCTCCTCAATACCAAACACTTACTTTATTTATCCAAATTTTGCCGTTTTTTTGCGAGTTCTTCTTATATCTGTCTAAATATTTAAATTATGGAACTTTCAAAAAAGAAATTAGAAGATTTAATAAGTGCTGTAGATAAAATTGTTGCGGCCAACAGTCAACAAGAACCTAGCCTGTTTGATGAGTTGTCAGCCCCAACAGATATTGCTAAGATTCTCGATGTACCAATACAAGACCCTGAAAAATCTTACGATTTATATTATGGGAATATTCAAAAGTTTTTAAACAGTTTTTTGCCCAAAGACAATGAGATAAGTAAGCCTATTCGAGAGCTGGTTTGTATTCTATTATCACATAAAGAAAAAGATAAAAAAGGAATAAGGCATGGAGATTCTAGACAAGCCAAAACTACTGATATGGAAAATTTAATAGAAGTTTTATCCGAATGGTCAGAAACTCCACAGGATTTTTTCCGATTGGCAATTACTCTATTAGACAAAAATAAAAAACTTGGATATATATCTGAAGATAAAACAATTCAAGATTACCTATAAGATTTATATTTCAACGTAGCTAATAGAAAAAGTCCCAGCTATAACGGCTGGGACATACATTTTTAATAATTAGTCGAATAAAGATTCCATCCATAATAATACTTCATAAAAGTTACGGTTACCACACCACCAATTCCGTCATCAATCATTATTGACCAATAATCATCAATTACCTGTTCCTGCTTGGGAAGTCTCTCTGTTGCTTCACCAATAATTTGAGATAAATCTTTTCTCATAATTTATTTGATTTAAATTATACATTGGTGTTTTGACAAAAAAAAGTGTCGCAACACCATATAAACATCGGCGTTACGACATAAAAGTACTACTGTAACAATTGCAAATATATATAATCCTATTGGAAAATTGTATTTTTTGCTATATAAATTTCGATAACAATTGTATAAAAAAACACCCCGACTCATCACGAGCCAGAGTATTCAACTTATGAATTTCAAGTTTTATTATGAGGAATCATTATTACGCCAATGTTTTTTTCGCCAACAGCGCAACAATAATCAGTATGGTTACACAAACACAGGCAAAACCGAATTGTTCATGGAAATAAAAAAAACTTCCCGACTTATCACAAGCAGGGAAGTCTTAATCATAAATTTAAAGTCTTATTATAAGAAATCGTTTCCACGTTGTCGCCTGACCACCGCCAGTACGATAACAACAAGAACTGCCCCACTAACACATGCCAGAACTATTTGTTCAAGCAATTTGGATTCTCTTTTATCCTTCATCATTTCAGTGTACTCTTTCTCATGGATATCGGAAGAGCGTTTCTTGTCGGCATTGAGTTTTATAGTATCGTTTATAACCGATTTCTTGTCTTTTGCCTGATTGAAATTTCCCTCTATTTGCCCGTCCGCCAATAACGGAGGTTTCCCGGTCAGGCTATCGGGCGGTTTTCTTGTGTCATAAACTCGAAAATCAATCACATAGTTACCATTAGTGGTAATGAGTTCGCTCAAAGACGTACTTGATCCGTGTACGATGTTGACAGATTCACGTGTACTATCCTTGCTGATTACTTCTACATCGGACTTGACAGCCTTATGCGAGCTGCCACATGATCCGAACAGCAGGAACAGACACATGAAGGGAGCCAGCAATATATGCCGGCTTACCCAGTTCATAACTCTAACCAACATAGTCTACAACTTAAGAACTTGCATCCTGTTATTTCCGTCAACCCGATAACTGACGTGCACCCAAGCGAAGTTAGACTCGTCAATCAACTGGTCATAGGGCAGGTTCTTTCGGATATACTCAAACAACAGCTTGTTTTGCTGTCTGTCTCCAGTGTCAATATCAGCAGCTTCCCCCTTCATGTGCTGCGAGGTCTTACTTCCCTTAACGGCCGCATTAAGTTCCGGACAGCGATAACCACTGTTTACTGTTATAGGTTTTCCCCACCATGTGCGTAACGGGTCCAGTACGTTATCCACCAAGGCAGTCAGAGCAGTCACATGCTCCTGTCTGCATCTGTTGTTGATACCCAAGCGGTCAGCAGTCGTTGACTTGCAGAGTTCCGCAATCGTAAAAAACTTCATTTCTTTTCCTCCTTATCTTTAATTAATGTAGCCCTGCGTGGTGGAATACGACGGCCGCATTCGCTGTCGGGCCTGTCACAACGGTTATGTTCGGCATCTTTCAATTGCAGTTCCAGCTCGTGGCACTTATGAATCCATGCCAGCTTATCAGACTGTTCATTACGAAGCTCAACGTATAACGCATCAATCTTGGCGTCACGCTGGGCGATGCGTTCTTCCAGCCAGTCAACCTGCTTACGCTCGTTCTCATCCTCCATCGAATCGGCGGACGCATCCTCTTTCCGTGCGTTAGTCTTGCGGTTCACCCAGAACGTGACACCCCAGCGGACAGCCTCCAATCCTCCGAAAGCCCCGATTATAGCCAACCAGTCGTTTAATTCCATTCTGTCTATTGTTTATCTGATTATAATACTACTTCAAAGATATGTCTATTTACTTGCGTCATTGTTGCAGAATTACTTAAATCCATTGCCACGATATGACAATAAAAAAAGAGCCCGATGACAATATTTATTGCCATCAAGCTCCTGGTTACCCTGCAAAGATAGTGAAAACTATTCCATATTCAATCCATATTGAAAAAAATAATCAGGAGCAATATTTCGATTATCCGAAGAATTTAAAGAGTCACAATATTAATAGAAAACAAATAGGATTCATGAAATCTACCGGTTGTCTATAAAATCAGATGTTCTCAAGCCTTTATCGGGAAACATCTTTACTTTTTTCCTTTTCCTTTGAACATTTTTCAAGTCACGCACAATGGTGCTGGAAAGTACCTCCGAATAAATCTGTGTGGTCTTTACGGAAGTATGTCCGAGCAGCTTCTGGACTGTTGTAATCGCAACTCCCTGATGAACCAGCAGGGTGGCACAGGTATGACGGCTCACATGGTAGGTTATCCGTTTTTTGATATCACACAATCCGGCCAGCTTTCGAAGCTGCTTATTCACTTCCGAGTTACAGGGTAGGGATACAAGACTACCTATATCCGGATAACGGTCAAGAATGCCCAATGCCCTGCTTTCAAACAGCAGATGTAACGGCAGACGGATTTCCACCCCTGTCTTGACGGATTTGAAGTACAGCCACCGTTTGCCGTTTACTCTAATGAAATTCTCAGGTGTGAGCTGGCGGAAGTCAGAATAGCGCAATCCGGTATAACAACAGAACAGGAAGGCATCGAGCACATGGCGCATGGACTCCTCTTCCACCTCGACCGTTTCCAGCTTCTTCAGCTCGTCCGGGGTAAGAAACTCATGTCTGCCCTTCTCCTGTTTGATTTTGTACTTTCTGAACGGATAAGCATCTGCGTGCATATATCCCTGGTTGATTGCCTCATTGACCAAGGTACGGAGCTGTCTCATGTGCTTGGCTATCGTATTGACCGCATTGCCCTTTTCCCTTAAGTATTGCTCAAAATCACGAAGGAATGTATAGGTAATATCCTTGAAGTCCAATCCGGAACGGAAATCATTCAGGACCGCCAGTGTAGAGTGCAGGTTGTCCTTGGTGGACTGCTTCTTGTCCGAATTGTCAATGGCTGATTTGGCAAAAGTAAAGAAGCTGACATTCACGGCACTTTTCTTCTTGACAGCATCCTTCAGTAGTGAGAGTGTGGCAGGTATTCCGCGCTTCCAATACCCCAACTCTATGCCTTGCAGATACAGGATGTATTCATAGAGCATTGCGTTGAGTTCGTTAGATTGGGGGTGGTTAATGACTTGTGCCCCCTCACGGCTCCAGCACTCCGGTTTGAGGTAAACATTGGTCTTCAGGTAGATTTTCCTTTGGTTCAAATAGGCTTCAACCTGTACAAGGGCCGTGCCCTGCCTGTTTAGCGTGTTCTGGCGGTTATATACAAGACGGTATCTGATTTTATCCATTTTTCCGCAAAGGTGCGAAAAGATTAATGGAAGAAAGGTATCAATGTGGAACATTTCCACATCATCCCACACTATATGAGGATTTTTTCCATTTCACATATAATTAGTAAAATATTAACCAACTGATAATCAGATCAAATATTCTTTTGGCATAAAAATTGTCCTATCATTATCGTAAAACAATAACCATTAAAAATATAAGATTATGAAAAAATTTTTTGTTGCAGTAGCATTGGTAATGGGATTAGGAACAACAGTGGCATTTGCCGAAAATTTGACCTCAGGTGTTGAAACAGTCATGGCAGTAAATGACTTCACCCCTATTGAAGTGAAAGACCTTCCGGCAGCGGTAACGGAAGCAATCGCCAAAAATTTTGCGGAATCAACCGTCAAGGAAGCGGCGGTGGAAGCGGCAGAGGATGGCAGTAAGACCTATCAGGTTGTTCTGACAGACAAGGAAGGAACTGAAAGTACGGTGTTCTTCAATGAAAAAGGTGAAATACTGAAATAATATATTTTGCGTC